GTGTTTTACTATTTACTAATGATATTAAGTCCACGTTATTTATAAGAATAATTTAGTAAATAGTTGGATAGTTGGATAGTCTAAAGATAAAAAAGAAAAAAAATAGTTAAAAAAAATATATGATATTTATATCATATATTTTAAAAATTCTCTATCCTTTCAACTTCTATATATTGTTTTTAAGAAGTAGTCTTTAGAGTGGCTGCTATTTACTATCCTATCTCTTTTTTCGGATATATTTTAGCGGGTTATGGCTAAAATATTGCTTAGTAAACGCCTACTATCCAAAACTATTTACTATTTACTAAATCCTTTTTTTTGGATAAGTATCTAGAAATAAACACAATCTCTCCCCATATCAGTGCCTTACCCCGTAATCTGATAATCAATTGGCTTTTTTGTGCGTCTTGGTAGTCTATGGTATGTTTCAAAGATCAGCGGAACCGGCCCGTTTAGCCTCCGGCATCAAGTGCAGAATTAGCAAATCACAAAAAATAAGTCAATATAAAAATCAAAATAAAATACGTTGACAATAAAACGTTAAAATAATACAACGTGACATATCAAACAAAACACGGAGGCAGTAAAATGATGAATCTTGATGAAATCAAATCGGCACTGGTGGATAGACGGCCCGGTAAGGTAGCAGCAGAGACGGGGCTGCATTACAACACGATTAAAGATGTCCGGGATAATCCCAACACAAACCCAACATGGTCAACCATGCAGGCCCTGTCTGACTACCTGGAGGGCAAGGGCCGTGTATAGACGGATGGTTGACGCGGGTCTACACATACTCGCTCTATGGCCTATCGTCGATGGCAATAAGTGCGGATGCGGGGACCCAGACTGTGATGCGGTGGGCAAACATCCGCTTGCGTCCAACTGGCAGTACTCTCCGCTATGGTCAGACGAGCAGCTGGATGTCATGGAGGAGATGGGCCAGTTTGCAACCGGGTATGGAGTACTTGTATCCGGGCTGCTCGTTGTGGACATAGACGAGCGTAATGGTGGCGCTGAATCCTACAAACAACTATTTGCCGATTGTCCAGATGTCGCAGAGGCAGGGATGGTCGTGCGGTCCGGATCAGGTGGAGCGTCCAGGCACTTTTATTTTTCGCTTCCTGGGCAAGTTCCGCTGGTTCAGAACCTTGATAAATATCCTGGCATTGACTTTAAGTCCACTGGCTATGTTGTGGGCCCAGGTAGCCACCATGTAAGCGGGGGAACATATGATTTGCTCATAGGAGGACCGGAAGATATCTGCGAGGCTCCACCCATGCTTGTGGACGCATTACGCAAGCCGGACCTTTTCCGCTCGTTGGTAAACGGAGGCGCTGTTGACGTATCGGAGCCAGAGCTTGCCGACATGTTGCGCCACATACCAAACACAGAGTCAACGGACTACGAGCAGTGGATTAGAGTGGGCATGGCTGTCCACCTCGTAACAGGTGGTACCGGGTACAATCTCTGGGAGACATGGAGCAAGACCGGCCCAAAGCATAATGTATCTCAGATGCAAAAAAAATGGGGGTCTTTTGGAAAAAGTGCAAACCCTGTAACTCTTGGCACCCTGGTCCATTATGCAGAGGCTGGCGGATGGCGTGCGCCGGTTACATTCCAGAGCAATGTTGAATTTCCCGAAAGCCAAACAGAAGAAGGTGACATCGACACAAGCGGCGTTGACTTGTTACGTCCTCCAGGATTTGTCGGAGAGCTTGCAAAGTGGATTGAATCCAAAAACCGACACCCGCGTGAATCCCTCGCCGTAGCAGCGGCCATTGCAACAGTGTCTGCTGTAGCCGGCATGCGCTACACTGATCCACTGGACGGAATCACTCCGAACGTTTTTTTGTTTGGTGTCGCAGGATCGGCCACTGGCAAAGAGAGCGTGCTTAGATCCCACCAAGAGCTTCTGCGCGTTGCCGGTGTCGCACAGGCCGTCCACGGAGGTATAAAGTCCGAGCAAGAGATATACAAAAACCTGATCCGTAACCAAGCCGCGTTTTACGTGCTCGATGAGCTGGGCGAGATCCTGGGTAAACTCAAGAACGCACGCACTAAAGGAACGGCCGCATATCTTGAGGGCGTCATTGGGGCCTTAATGTCATTATTTTCAAAGGCCAGCGGGTACGCACTCATTACCGGCGACCTGAAAAAAGAGGTGCAAAAATCATTTGCAGAAGAATACGTTGCCATCGAAAAAAAACTAGATAAGGGCGCAGGCTCACCGGAGCTTGAAAAAAAACTTGAACGGATAAAAGAACAACTGGTATCTTTGGAACTTGGTCTTAAACATCCATATCTTAATGTGTTTGGATTGACTACTCCAGAACGATTTGGAGACATGATGGATTACGAGATGGCAACCACCGGTTTTATCGGCAGAGCTCTGATTTTCCGCGAGCGCGAGGACAACCCGCGCGCGAAGAAACGCGACAAGATAAACCGCGAAGAAGTGCCTATAGGTATAGCAAATACGTTGACCATGATGTACAACCCCGGAAGGTCGTCATTACCCGACCGTGTAGAATGCGTAGGGGATCAAATAGAGATCCCGACCCGCCCGGATGCCGTGGAAATGTTGGATCGAATAGAATCCGAATTTTACGAACGAGCAGAGAACGAAAAAAATGAATCAGGCATGACCCCTATCGTCCGCCGTGGATACGAACTGACGGCGAAAATATCAATGATCCTTGCAATCCCAGAGGGTGTACGTACCGTCGAGCATGTCAGGTGGGCGTATGCACTTATCAAAAAAGATATCCAACAAAAAATCCTGCTGACAAACTCGAACAGTGCGCCGGATAAAAGCGAAGCCCTGGCCAGCCGGATCATGGGCCAGATATCAGCAGACCATGGGGAGACGATCGGCAGACTGCGTAATAAGTGCAGAGCTTATCGAAAAGAAGACGTTGATTTGTGCGTAGAAAAACTGAAAGAAAGTGGATATATCACGGAAAAAGAAGAGCCTTTTGGCAGGGGGAGAACAACAAAAAAATATTTTGCAAAAAAGAGTTGACATGATAAAATGTATTATATATATATTCAGTCATTGGAAGCGAACATTCAAAAGGAGGCATAAAAAATCATGAGTATTTTGGATAAGGTGTCAAAGCCCGTGCAGGGTGCCGTGATTTGCACCATTACCGGAGATGCAGGCGTAGGGAAAACAACCCTTGCGGCTACATTTCCAAATCCGGTATTTATCAGGGTTGAGGATGGAATGCAGTCTATCAGTGAAGACATGATGCCAGACGCACTTCCGGTGATTGACTCGGTAGAATCTTTTTGGGAACAGCTCACGGCGCTGGTGACCGAGGAACATAAATGGAAAACCGTTGTCATCGACTCCGTGACACGCCTTGAGCGTATGTTTTTGAAATACGTGGTAGACCATGACCCCAAACGGCCAAAATCGATAAATCAGGCTCTCGGGGGGTACGGGGCAGGACGTGACGCAATAGGAGCAATGCACAACCGAGTACGCAAGGCATCAGGAATGCTCAAAAATAAAGGCGTGAATGTGGTATTCATTGCCCGCGCCGACACAAGCACAATAGAATTGCCCGACCAGGACGCATATACAAGATATGATTTGCGCCTTGGTAAAAAAAGTGTTGCTCCTTATGTAGATGATGTGGACCTTGTGGGGTTTATTAAGTTACAGACATTCACCATGGGGGACGGCGAGAGAAAAAAAGCAATCAGCGACGGTACAAGAATCATGGTGGCATACTCAACCGCGGCCAACGTCTCAAAGAACCGTTACGGCATCACGGAAGATCTAGTAGTTGAGCAAGGAAAAAACCCTTTGACTAAATATATAAAAGCCTTGGAGGCATAAGATGGGATTTTTCAGCGAAGAACAAAAAAAAACAGCGGCAACGGGAAAGTTTGGATTGGGTGGCGGTGCATTGATACCTGATAACACGGATGCGCTCGCCGCAATCGATGAAATAGGATGGAAGGAGTACGATGGGCAGAGGTATATCAATGCGCGGTGGTCAATCATGGCCCCTGACGAAATCAAAGGTCGTAAGGTTTTTCAGAAAATCCGGGTTCTTGAACCGGACAGCGTGAAGTCAGACAAGGCGCGCCGTATGCTTGCGGCAATCGACGGGAACGCAGGTGGCCACCTCATGCAGTCCAACGAGGAGCCAACAGATATGGCACTCATGCAATACCTGGCAAACAAGCCCATGGTTATCAAGATCATGGTTTGGGAGATTGAAGGGAAATCTGGCAACTGGATTTCTGCCGTGTCGCCGCGGAAACAAAAGCCGTTGGAACCAGCACCACAACCAGCACAGCAACCGACCATGCAAGAAATGGACGACTGTCCTTTTTAGTAAAACAACAACAAAGTGGCCGGGCCTATTATATATGGGCCCGGCTTGAAAAAAAGGATCAAAAATATGGAACAAAAGATAAAATACATGGCACCACCTGCAAACGATAACAGTTTGAAGGTTTACGAGTTTATCGGAAAAGAACACGAATATGTATGTCTTCTTTGTGGCGGAAGTGGTGAATATGAAAGTGAATATGGCGGTACCGTTGGATGTGACCTGTGCTGTTCTCGCTTAATACCTTTTTGGGATTATCAACACACAAGGCAAGATACTGACTGGGGCGATACAATATTAAGGAAAAAAGACGGATTGCATCTTGTAAAAGGAAAATAATAATGGAAAAACAACGAAGCAAAGAATGGTTCGACAAGCGCAAGGGCCGTGTCACTGGATCTGTAGCAGGTGCAATCCTAGGTCTGTCTCCATGGCGTACGCCGGAAGACGTTTTGCGCGCAATGGTCAGGGCATACCACGGAGCACCGCGAGAGTTTACAGGAAACGTCATGACAGAGTACGGGGCGTTTCATGAGGCAGGAGCGGCCATCGAATATACCATGGAGACCGGAAACCCTGTAATGGAGTGTGGATTTTTTGAGCATGAGTCATGGCTTGGAGCATCCCCTGACGGTCTGGTATCTTTTGACGGTATTATCGAAATCAAGTGTCCATGGGGTAAGAGAAAAACCGGAGCATTTAAAGACGCAAAAGACCAGCTCCGCTACTATGCCCAGATGCAAATTGAAATGTTGTGTGCAGACCGTCTGTGGTGCGACTTCTATCAGTGGAGCCCAGTAGGTACCAGCCTTGAGCGCGTATATAGGGACTCCCAGTGGATTATCCAAAACGTGCCAAAACTCCACGCATTTTACGATCGTTTTTTATTGGAGATAGACAACCCGGCACACTTGGAACCACTGCGTGCCCAGATTGATGCAAAAGATTTGATTGACGAGTATGATAGGTTGTCAAACGAAATTGAGATTGCAACTGCAAGAAAAAAAGATGTGCTCGAAAGGATTGTTTCTCTGGCTGGTGGTAAAAATGCAGAGATTGAAGGCCGAAAACTCACTCTTGTAAAAAAGAAAGGATCCGTGTCTTGGTCAAAGGCGTGCAAGACGCTGTTGCCGAATGCTGATCTGTCTGCATTTATGGGGAAACCGTCGGAGTATTGGAGGTTGTCGTAGTGTATGCAAACAAGGTAATAGAGTCTCTTGATAGGGCAGGTTTGGTTACTGAAAATTCAGAAAAACAAGAAATTATCTTGATAATGAAAAATATAAATGATTCTGTTAAATTTGAACTTGGATGCGCAGACTTATTTATAGATATAAATGAAAAAAAAATAACTAGCGATTTGTTTATTGACAAAGAAATGAATCTTACTTTTTCGTCATGCTGGTTTGATTGGGAATATTCAAAAGAAACAAAAGAAAAATATCCAAATACAATGTGGAGCACAAAAAAAGGATGTTCAATTTTTAAAGTTAAAAATACAATTAAAGATGATGTTTGGATTGCTGTTACTTTTTTCTATGATGATGATTCTAAAAAATGGATGTCAACACTATTCTGGCATTTGATTAGCCCGAGAATGTACTGGGCAGAAAACAAAAACTTTGATATAATGTTCAATATGTTTGGCATAAATAACGACGAAAATAAATTTAATTCAAAAAAATCAACATGCTTTGCAGTTCCGTCAAAAACGGCATCATTAATGTTTAACAACAATAAAGAAACTTTAAAAACGGCATTAGATAAAGACATAACAGAGCTAATTGTTGTTGAAGATATACTCAAGCTATTCACCTGTAAAAACATAACAACAAAAACAACTCCAGCACCGGAAAAATTAAATAAAAAACGTATAAAAAAAGGCAAACTTCCGATTTTTGAATACAAAACATTACACATAACTCTGCCGGGAAAAACTAAAAAGAACGGGTTGAGAAAATCCATCGGAACAACCCAGCGTCTGCACATGTGTCGTGGACACTTCAAAGAGTATACAGAAGACGCCCCGCTGTTTGGCCGAATCACTGGGCGTTTTTGGTGGCAACCAGCAGTTCGTGGGGATAAATCAAAAGGCGAAATTAAAAAGGATTACACTGTAAAAACGAGGTCTTAACAATGCCCTTACGCCCCTACCAACAACAAGCCTTTGACGCTTGCATGGCATGGGTCCGTAAAATACTGGACCCGTGCCTGATTGAAGCCCCGACAGGTGCAGGCAAGAGCCACATAATAGCGGCCATTGCCCACGAGCTGCACCATATAAGCCACGGGAAAAAAATCCTATGCCTTGCACCATCAGCAGAACTTGTCCTGCAAAACAAGGCCAAATATGAAGCCACCGGCAACCAGGCAAGCATATTTTCAGCGAGTGCAGGCGGATGTTCTCTGCGTTACCCGGTAATTTTTGGTACCCCGCTAACCGTCAAAAACAAAATCAGGCGTTTTGGCTCCGAGTTTTGCGCAGTGATCGTTGATGAAGCCCACAAGATTACTCCGACCATAAAAAAGATCATTGACGCACTCAAAGAAAAAAATCCTAACCTACGTGTGATTGGCCTATCAGCAACACCGTATCGTTTGGGCACCGGCTATATTTTTGGCCTAGACGAACACGGGAACCCAATGCCGGAGGGGTCATATAAGGATCCCTATTTTAAGGCCAGGGTGTACACGATCAGAGCACACGAGCTTATAGACCAAGGATATTTGACACCCCCGGTAATCGGCGCAATAGGGCAGGAGCACTACGACACAAAAGCCATGCAACTCAACAAGATGGGCCAGTTTGCAAAGGCTGACGTAGACCGCGCTTATCACGGGCATGGACGCAAAACCAGTGGAATTATTGCGGACGTGGTAGCACAAAGCCAGAACAGAAAAGGTGTGTTGATATTTGCGGCAACCATCCAGCACGCTGAAGAGTGCCTTGCAAGTCTACCACTTGAGCTGTCGGAGATTGTTACCGGTAATACTCCAAAAGCAGAACGTGCCGACATACTACGGCGTTTTTTAAACCAAGAAATAAAATACCTTGTGAATGTTGCTGTGCTGACAACGGGGTTTGACGCTCCACACGTTGACGTTGTTGCATTACTACGTGCTACTGAGTCTGTCGCACTACTTCAACAGATCGTAGGCCGTGGGTTGCGTATAGCCGACGGAAAAGAAGACTGCCTTGTCTTGGACTACGCCGAAAATATAGACCGCCACTGCCCGGACGGTGATATTTTTGATCCAGAGATCAAGGCATGGACACAAAAAGAATCAAGTGGAACGATAAAAGCACGTTGTCCAGAATGTGGTTTTATCAATGAATTTTCAGCACGTCCTAATCCAGACGGGTTTTCAGTTGACGTAGACGGATATTTTGTGGGTCTTGACGGTGAGCCGATAGTCAATGATGAACTACAAAAAATACCAGCACATTACGGTAGACGTTGCCGTGCTCCGCGCATTATAAATGGCCGTGTGGAACAATGCCAGGGTAGGTGGAGCTCGAAAGAGTGCCCAACCTGCCACCACGAAAACGACATAGCCGCCAGGTATTGCGAAGAATGCAAGCAGGAGCTCGTGGACCCGAACAAAAAGCTTGTACTGGATTTTAAGGCTATGAAAAAAGATCCAACGCAAAAGCAAACAGATAAAATAATAGACTGGAATCAGCAAAA